ACAGTTTGATATTGCCAGACCCGTCAAGATTGAGTTTGCTTACTTCCGCATGAATGCAGGTACACCGCTGCCTGTTGACTACCCATTAACTGTTTTACGGGCGCAAGAAGACTACGACCGCATTTCAATTAAAAACCTCAATGCTTTTCCGCAATATCTTTATTACGATACAGGCTATCCTGTGGGTAATATTTTCGTGTGGCCTTTGCCAAGCAACCAATACACAATCTTTTTGAGCGTGATGGTGCAATTGCAAAAATTCAACACAATCAGCGATCAGATTGTTTTGCCGCCTGAATACTTGGATGCGTTGCATTGGAATTTAGCGCGGCGTTTGTGCGTGGTTTATGGTGTGCCAATCCCGCCTGAATTGACTGGATACGCCGAAGCCTCAATGAGTGCAATTGAAGAAGTAAATAGCCAAATTCCTTTGTTGCACATGCCTGTGGCCTTGCGTGGAAAATCTGGCGCTTACAACATTTATGGCGATTTTTATGTTGGGAGTGCAGGTTAATGGCTAAATTACCGTTAGTAACTGGCGCTTACCAGACGAAAAGCGTCATTGCTGGCGCTCAACGCTGCGTTAACCTGTACATGGAAAAGAATCCCGATACTTCGGTTTTCCCTGCGACTCATTACCCAATGCCAGGCTTAACTACGCTGACAACAGCGCCGAATGGCAATGTTTGGCGTAGCATTTACTCTGCTTCTAACGGACAGCTTTATGGTGTCTGCGGTTCTACCGTGTACACATTAAACAGCAACTTAGGGCTGCAAAGTTTAGGAACGATTCAGAGTAGCTCTGGCGTTGTCTCAATGGTTGATAACGGTCAATATGTGTTTTTGGTTGACGGTACAGTGAACTCGTCTACCAATTACGGCGGCTATACGATTCAAATGAGTAATAACACGCTTGCGCCGATTAACAACAGCGGCTCAGGCGACCAAGGTGGGTTTTACGGTTCAAATCAAGTTAACTATGTTGATGGTTACTTTATTTTCAACCGACCAAATACAAACCAATGGTACATCTCGTTAAACAACTCAATCACACTTGACCCTACCGACTATGCAGCCAAATCTGGATTCGCTGATAACATCGTTGGTATTGGCGTTGCTCGCCGTTATATTTATCTGTTTGGTGAAGTAACAACTGAAGTCTGGTTTAACGCTGGTAATGCGGTGTTTCCATTTCAAGAGATGCCTGGCTCGTTTATTCAATATGGATGTGCTGCGACTAATTCTATTGCTCAAATGGATGGTGAGATGTATTGGGTTGCTCAATCGCCCCAAGGCCAAGCCTACATTTGCCGAACACAAAACTTCTCTGCGGTTCAAATTAGTACGTTTGCGATTGACCAAGAATTGCAAACTTACTCAATGCTGTCAGACGCTATCGGATACACATTTGAGATTAATGGTCACTTCTTTTATGTGGTGACATTCCCTAGCGCAAGTAAAACATGGTGCTTTGATCTGTCTAACCAACAATGGTCGGAATGGTCAACCACTGATTCAAACGGCAACTTAAACCGTCACTTGTCTAACTGTTTTGCTTTCTGGAACAATTTTCTGGTGGTGGGCGACTATCAAAGCGGAAACCTTTATTTTCTTGACCAGAATAATTACACCGACAACGGAACACCGATTACACGCATTCGCGGCTTCTATCATCAAGAAGACGATATGTCTGATCGCGTGAGATACAAGCAATTCATTGCTGAAATGGAATCGGGTAATGGAAACAACAATCAGCCTGTGACCGTGTTCTTGCGGTGGTCGGACAATCGCGGAAAATCTTTTGGCAACCCTGTTGGTCAAACAATGGGCAAAGAAGGCTATTACTTGACTTCAATCAATTGGTGGCGCTTGGGCATGGCTAGAGATAGGGTGTTTGAACTTTCATGGTCTGAGCCTGTTAAAACTGCTTTGTCTGGCGCTTTCATTGACGCTGCGCCCAATAGAAAATGACACAGTTAGCTTCAAACGTCCCCAATGTAAACATCAAGTTTCTTGATGCGAACGGGAATATTACGACTGCTTGGCTAATGTTCTTGACGCAGTTGTATCAAAGAACAGGCGGCAACAATACGCCTGGCTTAACTTTGTCGCAATTGCAACAGTTTCTTGAGAATTTGAGCGTTCAAAACGCTAACGGTTTTAATGGATATACGACTGTTGTTAACAATGCACCAGTTTTGACCATTGATACAACCGTGAACGGTTTGGCTTACGGTGATGGAACTGCGCTAAAAGCTGTGACAATTGGCGCAAACTTAATCTTTTCAAACGGCACTTTATCAGCAACTGGCGGCGGTAGCGGCTCTGATTCATTGGCGTTTGCCGCACGACATGGATAAAACATGATTAGACTAGACACTACAACACGGGTCTTAAAGCTGTTTTTGGGCGGCGCGGTAACTACTTCGCAACTCCAAACGACTGTTTGTTATTCAGACCAAACAAGCACGACCTATCTTGGTGCAACTCAATTAAGCCTATCCAATAACACCACTGCGGTAACTATTTGTAACGCTCCAGCGGCATCTACGGTGCGTGATATTGATATGTTGACAGTATTCAATACGGATACTGCTAATGCCATTGTCACGATTCAACTGGTGGATGGTTCAACTGCCTACAACGAAATTGTTGTCACGCTTTCGCCTCAAGATAAGCTGACCTACACACACGGTAGCGGCTGGCAAGTGGTAACTAACGCTGGCAACCTTAAACAGCAAACTTTAACTAGCTCAGGTGTTTCTGCGGTTACTGCGACTGCACCATTGGCGTCTAGCGGTGGCACATCGCCTAATTTGACTATTGCTCAAGCAAACACGACAACTAGCGGATATTTAAGCTCAACCGATTGGAATACGTTTAATGGAAAAGCGCCAGCAACATCGGGAACTTCAATCCTGTACGGCAATGGCACGGGTGGATTCTCAAACGTCACCATTGGGTCAAACCTTACATTCTCTGGCGGAACATTGTCAGCCTCTGGCGGTTCGGGAACAGTTACAAGCATCACCGCAGGCACAGGGCTTTCTGGCGGCACGATCACGACAAGCGGCACGATTGCAATTGCAAACACCGCAGTAACTGCTGGCTCGTATGGTTCAGCTTCAAGTGTGGGAACTTTTACGGTAAACGCTCAAGGTCAACTAACGGCGGCAGGCAGCACTACGATTGCCATTGCAGCATCACAGATTACTTCTGGTCAAGTTGCAATTGCTCAAGGTGGTACAAATGGAACAGCTACTCCTACTGCTGGTGGTGTTTCCTATGGTACTGGTACTGCTTACGCATTTAGTGCTGCGGGTACTTCTGGCTATGTGTTAGCTTCTGGCGGGGCATCTACTCCAACATGGACTAACTCGCCTACTCTTGTTGGCACAAACTTTTCTGCTATCCCTAATGGTGCTTTGACAAACAGCACAATTTCTGGTGTTTCGCTTGGTTCAAACTTAAACGCTTTGACAATCGGAACTGGTTTAAGCGGAACAAGCTATAACGGTTCATCTGGCGTAACTATTGCTTTAGCAAATACAGCAGTAACAGCAGGTACATACGGAAGCGCAACAGCAATTCCAACAATTACCGTTAATGCTCAAGGTCAGATTACCTCGATTACTACAAATCCGTTAAATTCACCTGCTTATCAAGGCACTTGGAACGCATCCACAAACACACCAACGCTTACATCAAGTTCTGGAACAAACAATAATTATTACGTTGTTTCTGTTGCTGGTACAACAACATTAAACGGAATTTCTCTTTGGTCTGTTGGTGATTGGGCAATTTTCAACGGAACAACAAACGCATGGGAAAAAATAAACGGTTCATCTACTGAAGCGTTTACAGGCATCACCGTAACTGGTTTAACTGGTTATATGTATGCCAACGGTTCAAGTGCTGTAACGGCATCCACAACCATTCCAACAACAGTTTTAAGCGGAACTATTAGTAACGCTCAACTAGCTAATTCATCAATCACTATTAACGGCAATGCTGTTAGTTTAGGTGGTTCAACAACAGTAACTGCTGCTGCTCCTTATGCTTTGACGATTGGCACAGGATTAAGCGGAACAAGTTACAACGGGTCTGCTGCTGTAACTGTTGCATTAGCTAATACGGCTGTAACTTCTGGTTCTTATACCAATGCGTCAATTACGGTTGATGCTCAAGGTCGGTTAACTTCAGCTTCTAGCGGAGCTGCTCCAGTTACGTCTGTTTCTGGAACTTCTCCTGTTGTTTCTTCTGGTGGGGCAACTCCTACAATCAGTTTGGCGTCTGGATATGGCGATACACAAAATCCATACGCAAGCAAAACGGCTAACTATTTCCTTGCATCTCCAAGCGGAACGGCTGGCGCTCCTACATTCAGGGCAATCGTTGCTGCTGATATTCCAACTCTTAACCAAAATACAACAGGGTCGGCTGGTTCTGTTGCCAATGCTTTAACAATTGGCACAGGATTGTCTGGTACAAGTTACAACGGCTCTACGACTGTAACAATCGCCCTAGCTAACACGGCGGTAACGGCTGGTTCGTACACCAATGCCAATATTACTGTTGACGCTCAAGGACGTATTACATCTGCGGCAAACGGTTCGGCTGGTGGCGTTACTTCCGTTGCTGGTACAACCAATCAAATTTCTGTTTCTGCTTCAACAGGTGCGGTTACTTTCAGCCTTGCGGCTGCGATTACAACTGGCTCATTTGTTGCTAACGAAACAATCACAGGCTCTTTGTCTGCTGGTGCTTTTAGCTATGGAACGCTTGGCTATTCAGACACAAGCATTTTTGCTTCATTTACTTCAAGCACAAACAGTTACAACCAGATCGTTTTACAAAATACCAGTAATGGTACGGCGGCATCGACTGATTACGTTGTAAGCAACAACAACGGTACTGCAACGACCTATTACGGCGACTTTGGCATGAATTCGTCAGGGTTTAGCGGTACAGGCGCTTTAAATGGCGCAAATAACGTCTATTTAACGTCAACCAGCGCTGATTTGGCGATTGGTACGACAACGTCTAATGCAATTCACTTTGTGATTAATGGGTCTGCAACCGATGCAGTGACCATTAATACCAGCGGTGCGGTGGCTTTCAACGGTTCTTACGGAACTTCTGGTTACGTTTTGCAATCTAACGGTTCTGGTTCAGCACCAACTTGGGTTGCAGGTGGGGGTGGTAGCTCAATCACCAACACAGCTACCAGCACAAACGCTACTTATTACATGGCGTTTCAGTCTTCCACAAGCGGAACGACTACGGTTAACTACGTAAATTCTGGCGTTACTGTTAACCCGTCTACTGGCGTTGTTGCGTCTGCTGCGTTTAATGCGACTAACGGATTGCACGTTAACAGTAAAACGGTTTCAACAAGTTACACAATCCCTAGCGGGTCAAGCGCAATGTCTGCTGGCCCTATGACGGTTGCATCAGGTCAATCTGTGACAATTTCTAGCGGTTCGCGGTGGGTGGTGCTATGACCGAAGCAGAATTTGTAACGTCTGTCATGCAGGATGATCGGGTCTGGAATTGGCTCAAAGTGGACGGGGCTAAAAAAGAAGATTACGCTCACAATCCTGCTTACACATACTTTACAAACAATCATGGTTTTATGATGTTTAGAGGTCTTTCCCCTGCTTTCCAAGAAGTGCATATTTGCATGAAAAAAGGGGCAAAAGATGTGGACAAGTTTTCTATGGACGGATTAGAGAAAATGCGTAAAAAAGGGGCTAAAAAGTTTCTTGCGCCTATTGGCGAATGGAATACACCTGCGCTAAAATTGGCAAAACGATGCGGCTTCATTGAAGAAGGCCGAATCTCTAAGGCGTACCAAAGGGACGGTATCTTCAAATCAATGGTCTTGATGGGGGCTGAATAATGAGTATTGTCGGAAACTTAATTGGCGATTTGACGGGGACAACGCAAGCCTCAAATGCCGCACAGCAAGCCGCGCAAACGCAGGCTAACGCTGCAAACTACGCTGCAAATCTGCAAAACCAAGCGTTTCAAACTACACAACAAAATTTGTCGCCGTACATGAACATTGGTACGCAGGCAATGAATCCCTATTTAAGTTTGCTTGGGCTTGGGTCTCAAGGCTCTGCGGGAATGATGAGTCAACTTGAAAATATGCCAGGCTATCAGTTTGCTTTGCAACAAGGTTTAAAAGGCGCGGCTAATAGTGCCTCTGGAAGCGGTTTAAACCTATCAGGAGCGCAACAAAAAGGCTTGGCTAACTACTCGTCTGGTTTGGCAAGTCAAACGTATAACAGCCTTTTGGGTAACTTGGCTAACGCTGTTGGCACAGGTCAAAACGCTGCGGCTGGCTTGGGTAGCGCTGGAATGAACACTGCTACCGCAATGGGCAACAACTTGACGGCTGGCGCTAATGCTACGGCGGCGGGTCAAATTGCTGGCGGCAATGCCCAAACTAATATGCTTAACTCCCTTATGGGTTTAGGTCAAGGCGCTGCGGGTATTTATGCTTTGGGCAACTATGCTCCTGCTGGTGGAAAATCTTTAATTTCTCAATTGGGCGGTTTGTTTGGTAGTGGTGGTGCTGCTATTGCTCCTGCTAGTTATGCTGGCGGTGCTGCTGCTGGTTTTGGTATGAGTCCAGAAATAGCCGCATTGATTGGACTATAAGGATAAAAAATGCCAGTTGACGCAACAATCATTCCACAAAAGCAAAACGTGCCTGACTTCAGCGCACCTATGAACATTCTTAGCCTGTTGCAACAAACGCAAAACCAACAGTTGCAAGGTCAAAAACTTCAACAAGAAGTTCAACAAAACACGCCTGCATTAAATGCTGAATTGGCTAAAACTCAAATTGCAAATGCAAAACTTGAAGGTCTTGCAAAACAAAATGCATTTTGGGGTCAAGAATTAGGTGGGCTTAAATCATTGGGTGAAAAAGCTACTTACGATGATGTAAGTAAAGCCTTGTCTCGCGGTCTTAGCTTGGGTCACATTGACGGTAATACGGCTTTGAATTACAACAAAGAAATTCAATCGTTAAAAGACAAACCAGAAGATTTGCAAAAGTGGGTTGACCAGCATTATGTTGCAACTCGCTCTAATGAACAGCAACTTCAAGCGCTGATGCCGAAAATTAATTATGTTGATACTGGCTCAGGCATTACCATCACAAAACAAAGTCCATTAACAGGTCACACTGAAATTCAAGGAATTATTCCTAAAAACCTTTCGCCTGCTGAATTGTCGCAAACGGTTGAAATTAAAACGCCTGATGGTCGTACCGAAGTGATGACAAAAGGTCAATTGTTAAACATGGTGAATCAAGGTGGCGGCACATGGAACGGCGTCAAGCCTTCTAGCGCTCCAAACGGATATACAGGTCGTTATCCTGGCGCTGAAGCTAAATCTCCTGTTCTTGGAGAACATGGCGGCGTTTTGTCTGGTGCAGGAACAGAAGCTGGCGCGGCTCAATCTGCGATAGGTACTTCTCAAGCAGGCGCTGTTCAATCATTGGCAAACTTTGCTAGTGGTGTGCCTAACCGAGTTTTAAGTCTTGAAAAAGCTCGTGAAATTCTTACCGAAGGCACGCCAACAGGCCCAGGCACAGAATGGCGCAACTTTGCACGTTCTTTCATTGGTTCGCTTGCTCCAGAAATGTCTGAAAAAATTGGCGGCAAAGATTTCAATGCCAATACCGCCAAGTATGAGGAATTTAAAAAGCTAATGACCAACTACGCTAACAACGTCTCTGGTTCGCTTGGCTCTGGTACAAATGATCGTTTAGCGGCTGCAATCACTGGTAACGCTAATCCAAACATTCAAAACATGGCTAACCAAGATATTTTGTCAATGACTATTGCATCTGAAAAACTTGCAGCAGCCAAAAACAAAGCATGGCAAGCAACAGGTCAAGACCCTTCTAAATTTAACAAATGGGAATCTGAGTTCAACAGTAAAAAAATGTTGCCAGAATCGTTTGTTTTTGAGTCAATGACCGCGCCTCAGCAAAAGGCTTATCTTGAGCGTTTGAACAAACAAGGTAAATTGTCAGAATTTAAAAAGGCAGTTACTTCATACATCCGTCAAGGTTTGATTGAAGTGCCACAAGGACAATGACATGAATGATGATTTACAGAAATTAATTGACGAAGCTGGTCGGCTGCACAATGTTGACCCTGCATTGATTTCTGCGGCTATTCAAGCCGAATCAAGCTGGAATCCTAATGCCAAAAACGCAGAAACTGGCGCAACTGGTTTAGGTCAATTTATTGCTCCTACTGCTAAATCTCTTGGTGTTAAAAACCCTAACGACCCAAAAGAGGCAATTCCAGCCATTGCTAAATTGTTGGCTGAAAATCTTGATCGCTATGGCAATGCTGAAGATGCTGTTCGTGCTTATCATGGCGGCACAGATAAAGCCAACTGGGGGCCAAAAACAGAGGCTCACGTTCAAAAGGTTATGTCTTACCTTAATCACGGTAATGACGATGAACTTTTTAACAAAATTACAAAATCTGAATTAGCGCCAGTTGTAACAACGCCAGAAGAAGATGCGTTGTTTAATCAGATTACCAAAACAGCGCCAGAAGTAACGCAAAACGCGCCAGCACAATCAGATTCATTGATTGGCAATCCAATGCAAGCGGCACAAGCCTTTGGTCATCATTTGATGAACTTGCCTCACGGATTGGCTAACTTAGTCGAGCAAGGTGTTGCAAGCGGTGTTAATGCGATTGCTCCTAATTCTGCTGTTGCTAAATACATCCAAAACATTGCTAATCAAGACGTTTTGGCTGCTGGTCAACGTGAACAAAATTATCAAGCAAACGTGCCAACCAATGCAGCATCTGTTTTGGGCGCTACGGCTGGTGAAATTTTGCCAGCGATTTTGACTGCTGGAGAAAGTGTGCCAGCTCAAATAGGTTTAAAAACAATGGTAAATGGCGCTTTAACTGGCGCTGGATTGGGCTTGGCTCAACCTGTTTTAAGCCCTGATAATTATTGGAGTCAAGTTGGTCAAAATACTGCTTTTGGAACTTTATTGGGCGGCTCTGTTCCTGCTGTAACTCCTGCTCTTAGTAAACTTGGTGGATATGTTAGTAATGTTGCTGGAGCAGCTACTAAACCATTCACAAAAACTGGCGCAGAAAGCATTGCAAACGACATTATTAATCGCACAACAGGCGGAGCGCCACTGCAATCAGCCATTAATGAAATTGTGCCTGGCTCTAAGCCTACATTGGCAGAAGTTGCCAAAAACGCCAATTTGAGTGGTTTGCAACGCACAATCCGTGACATTAATCCTGAACCATTTGTTCAGCGTGAACGCGAAAACGCGCAATCACGTTTAGATTTGTTTGGAAAAGCATCTGAAAGCCCAGAAGCCCTTAATCAAGCGATTGAATCTCGTGATGCTGCTGCTCAATCTCAGTTGGATAATCTTTGGAAAGACAAAAAAGAAGTTAATCCACAACCTATTTTGAATCAAATCAATGCTGTATTGGAAGGCCCAGGTCGTGAGCGATCAGCCGTTAAAACAGCAATGAACCATCTTAAAGATAAATTGGTTGATTCAGAAGGCAATTTCAAATCAACAGACCCCGAATATCTTTATGAATCCATCCATAAAGAGATTGGCGACATTCTTAGTCCTTTAGCGCCTAAAGAATTGGCTTCGGCTAAACAAGCTACAAAAGAACTGATGAAAGTTAAAAATGCTGTTGCTCAAGTAATTGACCAAGGTGTGCCTACTGCTGTTGACAAAAATGGCGAGCAATTGCCAGGATTTTCAAAATATTTGCAAGATTATTCAGCATCATCAAAAGACATTGATGCAATGAAATTGTTGCAAGGTCTGAAGATTACTGACAATTATGGCAACATCACTTTGCCTAAAATCAATTCTAAAATTGAAAGCATTGAATCAAAAGCTGGTGAAAGAGGCGCAAACAAAGCCAAATCAGTTGATGTTGAACAACTTAATGCCTTGAAAAACATTCGTCAAGACTTACAACGTCAAGGTGAAGTTGGCAGAGGTCGTTCATTGGGTTCAAATACAGCTCAGAATTTGGTAACTCAAAACATGATTCAAGCTGCTTTGCCAGGCAAAATGGGTGCTTTGGTTGGTCACTTGCCAACTGGAACTTTAAGCGGCGCTTTAGGTACAGGATTAGGATACGCAGCAGGTGGCCCAATGGGTGCTGCGGCTGGCGGTACTGTTGGCGGTTTGCTTGGTAAAGGTTGGCAATCTTTGATGCAAACAAAAAATGAAGCCATTTTGGATCAATTGACTAACAAATTGCTCAATCCTGAAACGCTTAATCTTGCACAAAAACAGCAAGCATTGAATTTGATGCGATTGGCTAATCCTGCTTTAATTGGCGTTGGAACAAGCAACCTTCCCCGCATTGAAATCTCAGGCGTACCGACAGGACAATAAACATGACAACCTACGCAATCCTTCCCAATGGTAAACAACAGTTCATTGACTCTAATGGCAACCCGTTAGCTTCAGGGAAGGTTTACTATTACATTCCTAACACGACTACTTTTAAGAATACTTATCAGGATGATGCAGGCAACACCCTGAACTCAAATCCGATTATTCTTGATGCCAATGGTCAATGTATGGCTTACGGTACTGGTTCTTACCGTCAAGCTGTTTATGACGTAAACAACAATCTGATTTGGGACGTTCAAGTAGACGCGCCAGGCAACGGTAACGCATCGTTTGGAAACTTCTCAATTGCACCGTCTAACATTGGCACTACGCTAAATTTCAGCTATAACTCATCAGTCGTTGCGACTATGACAAGCGGCGGTATTCTTGGCGGTGCTTTGGGTGTTGGCCTGACTAACTGGACAACTGCAACACGACCTAGCGCTCCTGTGGTGGGGTTGATTGGATACAACTCAACCACTGGTCTACCTGAAACATGGAACGGTTCATATTGGGCGTCTAGCGGTGCATCTGCCAATGGTGTGATTTATCAAAACAATTTGGCAATCACTTCTAACTTCACTTTGAACGCAAGTAATGGCGGCATGAGTGTTGGCCCTGTATCCTTGGCAAGTGGTATCACCGTTACAATTCCTAGCGGTAGCCGCTGGGTTATCCTTTAAGGAGAAAACATGAGTTCTATTGTTCTTTCTGGCGACACAAGCGGACAGGTTTCGTTAACCGTCCCTGCTATCGCTGGTTCAAATACCGTGACCATTCCAGCGGGAACTGGCACTGCTGCGGTGCAAGGTGTGTCTACCAACATTGTGTCGGGTACTGCGGTTGCGTCTACTAGCGGCACAGCAATTTTGTTTACAGGAATTCCATCGTGGGCAAAGCGCATTACCTTAATGTTTCAAGGCGTTGCAACAAGTGGAACAAGCAATCTTAGAATTCAAGTTGGCTCAGGTTCTGTAACAAACTCTGGCTATGTGGGTTCATATTTTCAATCTTTGTCAAGTGCGCCTAACACGGCTGCATTTACTGCGGCGTTTGAATTAATTTCAGACGCTTCGGTTGGAAAAAATGGTGCTTTGAGAATTAATTTACAAACAGGAAATACATGGGTGGCAGAAGGTAGTTTTGGATGCTCAACGGGAAGAACTATGTTTTTAGGCGGTAGTATTGCACTGTCTGGATCATTAGATCGAATTAACGTAACTGCTGCAAATGGTACAGACACTTTTAACGCTGGCTCAATCAACATCTTGTACGAATAAGGAAACACCATGTCAACACCTACCAAAATCATTGTCAATGTGCAAACAGGCGAAGTGCAAGAAGTTGAGTTAACTGGAGACGAGTTAGCCGCTTACGAGGCTTCATTGGCTGCTCAAGCCGCAGAAGCTGCTGCTCAACCTGCAACTCCCGCAACACCAGCCGCAGGGTCTTAATCATGGCAACCATCATTAACGCTTCTACATCAGCAGGTCTAATCCAAACCGCTGACACATCGGGTACGCTGCAATTACAAAGCAACGGCACAACAATGCAGACTGTTGATTCAACTGGCTCTTATGGTCAATTGAAACAAGGTACAGCACAGGCCAGCACCAGCGGCACATCCATTGACTTTACGTCTATTCCTTCTTGGGTTAAACGTATCACTGTGATGTTTAATAACGTTTCAACTAGCGGAACAAGTAACTTACAAATTCAACTTGGTTCTGGTAGCCCTACTACATCTGGTTATCAAGCATCATCTGCATCGTCAACTTCTGCTGGAAATACAGTGGCTCTTTCGACAACAGGATTTGTTATAAATGCTGGTTCTGCCGCATATCTTTTTTCTGGTTCTGCAACATTTTCAAATTTAAACGGAAATCTTTGGACAGGAACTTTAACTTTTGGTCAATCTGACTCAGCTAGAGTCGCAACTTGTTATGGTTCTATTAACTTAGCTGGTGTTCTTGACCGATTACGTATAACCACAGTCAACGGCACAGATACCTTTGACGCTGGCTCAATCAACATTCTTTGGGAGGGTTAATCATGTCATTAGTTCTTGACGGCACAGCAGGTGTCACATTCCCCGCAAGCCAAACCCCTTCAATGACTGCTTACCAAGGTGGTGTGTTGACGTCTGGTACTGTTGTTGCATCTACTTCAGGCACAAGCATTACGTTTAGTTCTATCCCATCGTGGGCTAAACGAATCACCGTGATGTTTAACGGAGTTAGTACAAGCGGGACAAGTCTTATTCAAATACAAGTTGGTGCGGGTTCTGTGACAACAAGCGGCTATGCGGGGACATACTCTACTGCAACTAGTTCAGCTATTTCTACTACAAACATTACTAGTGGATTTGGTGTCATGGGTTCAACTGTTGCCACCGACGTTAATAGTGGAGCAATTGTTTTAGCGTTACTTGCCTCAAATACTTGGGTTGCTCAAGGTTCTGTTTCCATGACTGGCGGCACAAGACAAACTATTACTTCTGGTTCTATTGCTCTTGGTGGTTCTCTTGACCGTGTAGTCATCACAACAGTCAACGGTACAGACACCTTTGATGCTGGCTCTATTAACATCTTGTACGAGTAATTTATGGCAGAGTTTGAAATTGACCCTGTAAAATATGGTGTTCTTTGGCAAAAGGTCGAAGACTATGAACGCCGTTTTGACGACATGGAAAAAAAAATTGACAAGATGGAAAGCCAGCTTGAACGTCTTTTGGAACTTGCTAACAAAGGTCGTGGTGGCTTTTGGGTAGGCATGATGGTCGTTTCTGCTTTGTCTTCTGTAATTGGGTACGTTACTCATTTAATTGGGGGCAACCATTGACCCAATCACCCTTCTTTTTGGTTGCGTTACTTTGGTTAAACAAATCAAAGCAGGTTGCGACCAACTTCATGAAGGGCGAATGGCTATTGAGGAATTTAAAAAAGGCGCAGAGCGTACTGTCGCAGACGTTAAGGCTATTGCCAAAGAACTTACAGGAATTTGGGGTTGGATTAAAAACTTATTTGGAATCAAAAAAACAGATTCGCCAATCGTCACGCTTGAAAAACCTCTGCCCAACAAAAAGCGTTTACAAGACCCTGAAGAATTACAAGCTCAACTTATTATTGACGTTGGGCAAAAAATGGGCGAGTTTTTCGACATACATCAAAAACTCACAAACTACTACAAAGATTTAGAGGAGACTTCAATTAACGTCTACGACCCTGACGCAAACTTGGCAAAGAATGCAATGGATAGGGCAATGGTAGAACTTCAATTGGAAAATTTAAGTATTGAGATACGAGAAGCTATGGTGTATGCGCCGCCTGAGTTAAAGGACATATACACGAGGTTTCTCAAGATGCACAGTCGGATTGTTGAAGAACAGGAATTCGCAAGGCGTGAGCAAATCAGGAAAAGGAATGAGGCAAGATGGCTACGCGAGGAAATC